ACTGCAATTATGGTTGCAGATGGTACTAACTTTAACCCAGTTGTACCTAGTGGAGATGTAACTCTTACAAATGCAGGTGTATTTGGTATTGCTAGTGGAGCTATTGTAAACGCAGATGTTAATGCATCAGCAGCTATAGCAGACTCTAAATTAGATACAATATCAACAGCTAACAAAGTAAGTTTAGCTGCATTAGATATAGATGGTGGAACAGATATAGGAGAAGCTATTGTAGATGCAGATTTATTTATAGTAGATAATGGAGCAGGAGGCACTAATAGAAAAATGGCTGCTTCAAGATTATTAACATATGTTGATGCAAACTCTAGTGCTGCATCAGTAGGAAAAGCAATTGCAATGGCAATTGTATTTGGATAAAATTAAAAAGGAGATAATATGGCTACACCAAACATCGTAAACGTAGCAACTATTAATGCTAAGAACGCAACTGCTTTACTAGATGGTACATCTAGAACTACAGCGGTTGATGTTTCAGCAGATAAAGTTGCCAAAATAAATACAATGCTTGTTGCAAACGTAGATGGTTCAAATGCTGCTGATATTACAATCGAAGTTAGTGTAGATAATGGATCTAACTATGTTAAGATTGCTAATACAATATCAGTACCAGCAGATGCTACCCTAAGTTTTTTAGAGAATCCGATTTATTTAGATGAAACAGATATACTAGCTTTTACAGCATCAGCTGCAAATGACTTAACTTATTTTGTTTCTTACGAAGAATTAGATGACGCATAATAGATAGAATTATAGGAGGCAACGTAATTCATGGCTAATGGCGGAATTATCGGACCTGTAAACATTATATCAAGAGGCGGTAATAAAGTTACATCAAGAACTTCAAGCACACCTAGTGCAGTTACTACACAACCAGGAACAAGAGTAGTTGAAACTCTTGTTGTTGCTGGTGGAGGCGGTGGTGGATCTACTGGTGGTGGTTCAGGCGGTGGTGGTGGTGCTGGTGGTGTTAGAAATTTAGAACTGTCAGTTTGTGGTAATACAGCTTTAGGAGCAGTAGTAGTTGGTGGTGGTGGTTCTGCGTTATCAGATGGGGCTAATTCAAGTATTGTTATAGGATGCACAACCTACACTTCTGAAGGAGGTGGAAAAGGTGCTAAAAGTTTTTTAAGTGAATCTTCTGCTGCCGCAGGATCAGGTGGTTCAGGTGGTGGTGGACAAGGTTATACAGGGCCTCAACCTGGCCCTTCAAAAGTTGGAGCAGCAGGAAATACTCCTCCAACAACTCCTCCTCAAGGAAATCCTGGTGGAGATGGGGTTCAATCTTGTAGTTCTGCATGTGCACAAGCTGCTGGTGGAGGGGGAGGAGCTGGAGCTGCTGGAGCAGATGCTCTTCAACCAGGCCCTTGTGCTAGTTCAGCTGGTGCAGGTGGAGCTGGATTTACAAGTAATATTACAGGTTCATGTGTCACTTATGGTGGAGGAGGTGGCGGTGGAAAAAGATTAGGCCCTAGTGGTGGTGCATCTGGAGGATCAGGTGGAGGTGGAGATGGTGGTATAGGACAAAATGTTAGAAATGCAGGAAATGGAGGAGATAACACTGGTGGTGGCGGTGGCGGTGGCGGTAAAGAACCTGGCCCTGGTGGTAATGGTGGTTCAGGAATAGTTATCGTAAAAGAATTAAACAAAGCATCAGGTAGATGGACAGTAAACGAACATTTTGATCAAGTAAAAAATTCAGAGTGGATATCAAGAACAATATCAATAGATTATTTAGTAGTTGCTGGCGGTGCAGGTGGTGGTGCTGCAGCAGGAAATGTTAGTGGTGGCGGTGGAGGAGGTGCAGGAGGATATCGTGCATCAGGTTATGGCCCAAGTCCACTACAAGGTACAACTTTAGGAGGTTCTCTTACAGGATTTTTAGGATGTCACACAATAACAGTTGGTGGCGGTGGAAATGGTGGAGCTGCAGGGCCCCCATCCCCAAGAGGAGCAGATGGTACAAATTCTGCTATAGCATTTGCCTCATCTATTACATCAACAGGCGGTGGTGGTGGTGCTGGTGGTTGTCAAAATAATGGTAATCCTGGAGGATCAGGAGGTGGAGGTGAAACTGCTCCAAATGCAGGATGTGGTAATGCTGGTAGTTTTGATCCCCCAGAAGGTAATCTGGGAGGTTTTAGAACTGTTGGTTTTGGAAGAGGTGGAGGCGGTGGAGCTGGCGGTGCTGGTTCTAGTGTTAATACTAATCCATCAGTTGGTACAGCAAGTGGTAATGGTGGATCAAGTGTTTCAAATAATATTTTAGGCCCATCTACAGATTATGCTGGTGGTGGAGGTGGAGGTGCATTACAAGGCGGCCCTTGTGGGGGTAGAGCAGGATGTGGTGGTGGAGGCGGTGCTGGAAATGCTGGTGCTAAACCCGCAAACCCTTCTGTTAATGCTGGTAGTGCTGCAAGTGCAAATACAGGATCAGGTGGTGGTGGAGGTAGTTCAAAATTTGGTGATGGAACTTCTAGAGCAGCTGGCGGTAATGGTGGTTCAGGAATTGTAGTAGTTAGAGTTCCTAGTGAATTTGTTTTATCGGGAAGTCCAACACCTGCTAGAACATTATCAACTCACCCAGGTGGTGATAAAATAGCTAAATTTACAGCTTCAGGAACTTTAACAATAGCTGAAGCATAACAGAATTTTTTTATAACGGAGGAAAATAAACATGGCACATTTTGCAGAGTTAGAATCAAAAACAGACCCAACAGGTTTTACATCAGATACACATCTGATTGTAAAAAGAGTTGTAGTTGTGGCTAATGATGAAGTGCCTTCAGATGAACACGTTGATGGTGAAACATGGTGTGTTAATTTTTTTGGAGGTGGAACTTGGAAGCAAACATCTTATAACAATAATTTTAGAAAACAATATGCAGGTATTGGTATGAGATATGATGCATCAAAAAATAAATTTATTGTACCACAACCTTTTGCGTCTTGGTCTTTAGATGGTAGTGATGATTGGCAAGCACCTATAACTTATCCATCAGTAACTGATGATGGTCAAGATCCTGTTGTTTGGTTTTACATTATTACATGGAATGAGACTAAGCATCAAGCTAATAATAATACAGGTTGGGAAGCAACTAAATCTAACGACACAGCAGAGACACCTACTAAATATAATTGGAATGGCACAGCATGGGTGTCTGAATAGGAGACTTAAATGGCTAGATCAAATGGTGGTATAATTGGTGTAAGAAATGTTATTTCTGCAGGTGGAGGTGGTGTTACTACTTATAATTCAAATGGAAATCATTGTACTCCTTCTACTACTAGACTTGTAAAAGTTTTTTTTGTAGCTGGTGGCGGAGGTGGCCGATCTAATACATTTGTAGGCGGTGGTGGATCAGGTGGTGGAATTGTTGATAAAGATATACCTGTTTCGGGTTCTACGCAATATCCAATAGTAATTGGTGGTGGTGGGGCAAAATCACCTCATGCACCTCCTTCAGCTTTTGGTGCTGCTGGAACTGATGGAACTACTACAACAGGTTTTGGCCACACAGCACTCGGTGGCAGTGGAGATAATCCAACTTCTTATGGAAATGGTGCTGATCACCCAGATGGTAATGCTGGTGGTTCACCTGCTGGTGGAGGAGGTGGAGCTGGAGGTGCTGGTGGTGGTGGAAGTTCTTGTGCTGGTGGAGATGGAGGAGCAGGTGCACCTTCTACTTTATCAGGATCAGATGTAAATTATGGCGGTGGTGGTGGAGCTGGAAGTAATACTCCTCATCGTTCTTGTGGAACAGATGGAGGTTCTCCAGGAGCAACTAACACATCAGGAGCAGGTTCTGCTACAGCTAATAGAGGCGGTGGTGGTGGAGGTATGAGAAGTGGATTTAGTTCTGGCTCTTATCAAGCATCTTCTAATGGAAGTTCAGGTGTTGCATTTGTAAAAAATTTAGATAAAGCAAGTGGTGTTTGGAATTTAAGAACACACTATAGAAAATTAAGAGAATCAACAGTTGTATGGCCAACTTAGAATAGTTAATAAAAATTATACCCCTTGACTTTTTAACAAAATATAGGTATAATATAAGGTATATGAATTTAACAAATTATTACTGGTATTTCCAAAGTGCAATACCAGAAAGAATATGTAATGATATTGTGAGATATGGAAAATCATTACAAGATCAAATGGCAGTTACTGGAAATTATGGTAATAAACCATTAAATGTAAGACAAACAAAAGATTTAAAAAAGAAAAGAAATTCTGATATTGTTTGGATGAGTGATAGATGGATATATAGAGAAATACAACCGTATATTCATAGAGCAAACCAAAGTGCAGGTTGGAATTTTCAATGGGATTTTAGTGAGTCTTGTCAATTTACAAAATATACTAAAGGTCAATTTTATGATTGGCACTGTGATGGTTGGGATCAACCATATCAAAGAGAACAAGGAGATCCATCAAATGGTAAAATTAGAAAGTTATCTGTAACCGTTACACTATCTGATCCTAAAAATTATAAAGGTGGTGAATTAGAATTTGATTTTAGAAATAAAGATCCTGATAAAAAACCTAATATACACAAGTGCAAAGAAATATTACCTAAAGGATCTTTAGTTGTATTTCCTGGTTTTGTTTGGCACAGAGTATGTCCAGTTAAAAAAGGATCTAGATATAGTTTAGTAATATGGAATTTAGGATGGCCATACAAATGAGTTTTCC